TACCGAACCGCGTCAATGTGGTGGTTGTCCCTGTCGGGGTACCCGCTGATTATCTCGCCCTCCTTGGAGCGTTCGTACTCGTACCGCAGAAACTCCTTTGCCGTTTCGGGACACCGCTTGCCGTCAATAATGATACCGCAAAGGGATTGCAGCCATTTCATTGAGTACTCGACGCTGCCCGCGCCCTTTTCGGCGGCACGGCAGAAAAGACCGTAGCTTCGGTAATCGCCGACGGATTTGGGTTCTGCGCTGTCCGCGGTTATCAGATCCTGCGGGGTAATGCCGTGCTCCTCAGTAAGAATTTTCGCTGTCTCGGCGTTGCCCTTTTTATTGCAGCGGTATTCGTTAAAAATGTACAGCGTCCGCCGCGCCGCGTCGAAGTGCATACGGTCAAAGGCGAACGGGTCGGGGTACCAGCCCCAGTCAATTCCGTTGTACACGCGGTCGAACTGCGCGATCTCCTCATCGGAAATGTCGCGTACAACAACGTTCTCGAAAACATTTCCGCCGGTACCAGTGGGTACTCCGAGGTACTCGTGTTCATAGGCGCGGGGGTTCTGCTCCCTGAGGATTTCCGCCTCGGTAAAGAACTGCTCTCCCAGCCATTTGCGGGGAACGTCAAGATATGTGCTTTTGTGGCAAAGCCTGTCGGGACGGTTTTCAAGACTGTCCTCGTTCGCCCAGTTGGACGCGGATACGGGCGGGTTGTAGCTTTCAAAGTTCCAGAACAGCTCGCCGCCGCGCATTGTGGACTGCAAGATCGTACGTATTTCGGCGCGTCCCGAAAACTGATCCTTTTCCTCGAAATGGGTCACGCCGATGTACCCGAAAGGCAGCTTGATGGATTTAAGTTTACCCGCGTCGTCGGCGCCGAAAAAAATAACGCGCTGTCCCGTGGGCTTGTAGATAAGCTCCATGGGGGACGTGTGCGCGGTAAAATATTTATCGAGACCAAGCTTCGATATTGCCCACAAATATTGTGAATACACCGAGGTTCGGAGGGTGTTGGCGACCTTACGCATTACCAGCGCGTGGCATTTCGGATTGCGCAGGATAAGCAGTATCACTTCAATGCTGACGGTTGAGGATTTCAGAGAACCGCGTCCGCCGCTGAGATCGTAGTGGGTGTAAAGATGTTCCCGAACTGCGCGGTGCATCTCGTGATAGGGCTCCGCGATAATTTCGGAAACACGTGTATCAAATGTCGTCAATTATGCGTACCTCCTGACTTTCGGAATTGTTTTCGGGCTTCTCACTCCACCCCTTGAAATTATTTGCAAGTGAGAACTTCGCGCCGTTCACACCGTCCCGATCGAACAGGCGGCGTTCGGCATACTCCTCGCACTTGGACTTCGCAACCGTGAGAATGTCGTTGAACTTATCCGAACGGTGCTGATAATTCAGCAGGGACTGACGTGTCTTGAAGCCCAGCCATAAAGCGAGTCCCGTGACCGTTGGAGGGTGAGCTCCTACGATTACGGGACTTCCGTTTTTATTCAGTACGACCTCGCCGCTTTCGTTCGTCAGGGGACGACCCTCGCAGTGGTTGAAGTATGCGTCCACAGCCTCCTGCATTTTTGCGGCGGAGGTGTATTTCAGTTTATTTGTTTTGCCCGTGACGGTCGCCTCCTTTCGGGGTAAAGTAAAACCACTCGGGTTAGGAGTGGTTTTTGCATTAAAATTTCAATTGTGCACTATCGTCAAATGGTTTAACGACAGATATGACTTTTTCAATATAATACTTTGCGGTATTTTCTATAGGATTACCGTAATTATCTTTTAGTGTTTCCATTCTCATAGCTACTTTCATTTGAGTTCCATAAGTTAAAGGAATTTTAGATTCTCTGAAACTATTAAGCCATATTTCGTCTTCTATTTTTGCTTTAATATTTTTATTAAAATAAAATCCCCATTGTGCGTCACCGTTAAACACTGCGGTAACTAAAAGTAAATCTGTGTTAATGTGTGAAATATAAACGGTATTTTCATTTCTTAAATCTATAGGCGCAGATAATTCATCGTAATCTTCTGCTGATATTTCCATTATTTTTTCTGGGATTACATCGTTTCCTAATATCCTCATTTGTTCTCTATTTGACTCTTTAAGTGTTGTTCCTATGTTAATTATGGAGTTACATATTTTGGCATTTTCAAAAAACTTAGCTCCTGAAGCAGAAAACACTTGAATCTCACCACTTTCATTTGTAACAGTAATTTCTCTTTCATCCTTTTCTAGTCCTTTTGGAGCTCCTGATCCTAAGTGTTTTTTTATTGCAAACCATTCATTTATTGATTTTAAACAGGTGGATATATAGTTAATATTATCCTGAGTTAATAAATTTACAGCTGTTACTGCTATACCTTCAAATAATAATTCAAAACTTCCCTTATTTACGGCTAAAATATTAAATTCACAATTTGTAACGTTTGATGATGCTTCTTTTGTTAAAATATCTAAGTTTTCTAATATCTTTGATAATGAGTGTATATTAATACTGTTTTCGCCACTTAAGTTAATTGTAAATTCGTATTTTTGTATAATGGTATCATCTGATGACTGAATATTCATAATAATATCTCCCTAAAAATAATATTATATCTACATAATACCATACAAACAACATAAATGCAATGTTTACTGACAAAATTCTGTGAACTTTACCATAATTCGCACACCGCAATAGTGCAACCTGCAAGCAAAGAGCCTGCCGCCGACTGTGTTAGGGGGTCACAATAACGGCAGGTTGTTTATATTCTTTGCTCATTATACAGTATATCACATTAAAAGCGGACATTCAAGGACATGTTTTTCAGAGCGTACCCGTGAAGCCGTCTGATATGCCTTGCAGAGTAATTCATCTCCTCCGCAATGACCTCCCACTTCTGATAAAGCAGATACCGCCGTGTGAGGACTTCCCGCTGAACTTCATCGGGAACAGCATTGACAGCCTGTTCTATTTCCTGCCGCTTCTCGGTAAGCTCGTCTATCTCTTTGGTGAGACGTTCCTCCAGCTCCACTACGCGGAGCACGGCGCTCTCGGTAGCATTGCCGCAGGGGACAGGCTTGGAGCCGTCCGAATCGTACCGCGCGGTTTTCCCGTACAGAGCCGAACGAGCCGCCGCAAGCTTCTCGGTATCAAGTTTTATCTTCCTGTCAATCCTGTACGCCTGCTGTAAGTATTCTTTTGCGGTCAAGCCGATCCCTCCTTAGGCCGTGTCTAAAATTCATAGTTTTAATGCTGAAAAATAAATATTTTGTGACAAAAACGAAGCGTCATATTATTTTTGCGGTATAGTATTCTTACGGTCGGAATAAAAAATAGGAGGAATACTCATGCCTGTAATAATACCCACAAAGGACGAAATAATAAATATAAACGTTGATGTGATCCGAAACAGTACCGATCCGAACGAGGATAAATCCCTTGCAGGAAAATTTTTAAATGAAAGCGCTCTTATTTCTGCCTTGGATCCACCTTTTGAATATAAAAGCGCTTTTAAAGCCGCATACGGTATCGCAAAAGTAATTGCAAACAACCACGTTTTTTTAAACGGAAATAAGCGTACTGCTACTCAGACTGTAATAAAAATTTGTACCGATAACGGTTTTAATTTTAACGGCAACAATGCAGCGCTGATAGAATTGGTAAACAGTCTTGTTACAGAAGACAAAGACGATTACGATGACGAAAAAGCAGAAAAGAACTTTATCAGAGGCATATCCGAACTCTTTACTTTATGATACAATACCTGCGTCCGACCGCGCAGGTATTGTATTTTCTTCCCGATTGATAATTTTATTTCAGATTAATTCTCATAAAGCTGTCGTCACCGGTTATAATGCCTATGATCTCAAGCGCATAAGAAAGCTTGATCATAGGGTCGTCCGCCTTGCGTATCGCGATCTTCAGCATTTCAAACCGTTTGATATTTTTCTGATATTCCTGATAAACCTTAAGACTGCGGCTGTCCCGCTCCTTGCTCTGCTCATACTCACAGAGGAGCAAACGTTCTTGCTTTGCCGCTTCTGTCTTAGGCATACCTGAAAATTTGTACTTCAGATAAGTTATCCGCAGTCTGTCAAAATACTTGTATTCGTCCGCGGGAAAATCCTCGTATTCAATGGTGCCGTCATAGCATTGCCGCTTCAGCTCCTGCCAGACCTCAACCTCCGAAAACCTCGGCAGCGGCTTTTTGAAATATCTCATTATGCACCTCCATAGGATGTTTTTTGCGTGTAGGGTCTGTGTAGGGTTTAAAGTATCCGAAAAAGCTTTTACAGACGGGCTTTGATCGCATTTTGCGCATGGTGTGTAGGGTTTGTTTAAAAACTCTTTTTACTTTATAGTCCGTACATTATTTATCCATATATATTGTTCATATACTGTTAATAAAAAAATTCTATGAAAGGTTTTATAAAAACCCTACACAACCCTACACAACCCTACACACTTTTACTGATTTCTGTAAAAATCCTGCAATGTCAGACCCTTGAAGTAAATGGCGTCGCGTTCTCTTTTACGTTCAATGCCGTCCTTTTTTAGCAACTCGGTCGTAAAACGGGTATGGGACATCTTATACTCATTGTTGTCGCTCGCCCATTTGCAGTACACCGCATACAGCGCGCTTGACTGCTCCATACCGCCGCCGACGGTGCAGCAGGCGGAAATAAACGCCGAGACAACGTCCATCTCGCGGCGGTAATCGTTGACCGCATTCAGAGCCGCGGAGGGCAGTCTCAGCCCCTCGGACTTGTACAGTCCGTAGCCGTCCACCGCCCACTTTAAAATGGCGGGAAGCTCTTTGCGGAGCTTAAGCGGCAGACCGCGGTCGACCTTGCTTTCGGGTATCTGTACGCCGAATGGCACAAGATGTATCCTGCGCCATATTCCCGTGTCTGTACCACGTATAATAGGCTTGTGATTGGTTGCCATCCATATTTTGAACTCGGGGATGAACTCAAACTCCGAGGAATACTGAAAGCGGGTTGTAACAGGGTCGCCGCCCGTAAGCTGTTTTATCAGACCCTCGTCAAGCCGCATACCCTCGTTAGGCTCAACGGTAGTGACAAAGCGGGTACCCTTCAGACGTGCAATGTCGGAACGCGCCCCTCCCGCGCTTTTGGGGGACACCATAATTGTTTCGGGCTGGGCGTTGGCTGCGTAATCCCCCAGCATGGCGCGGACGGTATCTAAAAAGGTGGACTTGCCGTTCCGTCCCGTGCCGTACAAAAAGAAAACGCACTGCTCCGAGGTGCTGCCGCTGAGAGAGTACCCAACGGCTTTTTGAATGTACCGTATCATCTCGGGGTCGCTGTCAAAAACGACGTCCAGAAAGCTTTTCCAGACGGGACAGTCAGCTTCCCCAAGCCCCGTGCCGCAAAGCTTGGTGATGTACTTTTCAATGTCGTTGGGCAGGAGCTTTCCGCTTCGCAGGTCGATAATGCCGTCGGGAGTGTTCAGGACGTACTTGTCACGGTCGAACTGTCCCGGCAGGGCGGGGACTTTATGCCGCAGCTCGTTTTTCATAGCGGTTTTCGACTTGGAGCTGCGTGAGCTTTTGATATGCCTGATAAACTTTTTTTCCATTTCGTCCTTTCCTCCGTTTTTCTCGTCGATAAGCCTGTACAGCTCCGTTTCGCTCTGCATGACGGTAAGGGACTCGTCGGCAACGCGGTCGACGGTACCCGTCACGTCCTTGCACCAGCGGCGTTCGTCCCAGTAGTACCAGGACTTTTCGATATAGCTGTAACGCAGTCTGCCGCCGTAATTGTCAAACATTCTCTGGGCGTTCCCCGTGTCGTCCATGGTGTACAGCTTGACCTCGCTGCCGTCCTCGGTTTCGGCATGGGGAGTACCGTCCGACGAAACGGTAACGGAGTAATTTTTTGAGGGGACATTTTTTTCGCCGTACACCGCCGCACACTCGGAGATAGCCTTTTGGACGGTCAGCGCGCCGTAGGTGCTTCCGGACTGCTTCCTGTCCCACTTGTCCCGCATAAGCCCGGAGGTGCGGAAAACGCTGTCCACTGCGTCGGGATTCCTCCCCAGCCAGAACACAAGAATGTTGCACAAGGCGAGGTCGGCTTCGGAATGGGAAGCATAGCAGCTCTCGAAATTTCCGTCCATAAGGTCGGAGAAAAGCTTGCCCTGCTTGGAGCGCCGCGCTTTTTCAAGGCGTTCGGCAATGCTGTCCTTATAGCCGTTAAAAGTATTTTGGGATACGCCTGCGGGCTTTTGAGCGGAAACGGATTTTTTTACCCCTGCACCTTTTATGTACTTTGCGTGGAGCGGCTTTATCTCTTCTGTGCATTCGGTTATAGGGTAGTTTGTAACAGCGTTGCCCGTTACGACAAAATATCTGCCCCATTCGTACATCTCGACACCTACACCGGTAACTTTGCTTTTTCGCCCCTCCGGAGGAAGCTTGCCCTTGCATATGATATGTACGCCATTCCCGGATTGGGACAGCTCCGTATAAGACTGCAAAGCCAGGATAAATTCGCCCGCAACGTTGTCGGTGCTGCCGTTCAGAAAATCCTTTACGCTGCCTGCGATATCATCCACATCAACTCCGAAATATCCCGACTTGCCGTCGAATACAAATCCGATACCCGAAAAACTTTTGGAGGCTTTTACAGCTGTATCAAAGTCTGCCCACTTAGCAGGATCGGTACTTGAACCAAGTTTGCCCGTTATCGGATCTATAGGCTCTTTTTTTATCCCGCTGTGGGACTTCGGGTCGGGAATTGCCCTCCAGCATATCCAGCATGGAAGTTTTTTAAGTTCCTCGGGAATTTTTTCATACATTTATTTCACCTCAGAAAGGAAGATCGCCGTCGCCGATGATTTCTTCAAAATCGTCAAGATCAACATTTGGCGGTGTTTGGACAGTAGAGGGCTGTGCAAAAGCGTCCTGCTTCGGCTTTTGATATGTATTGCTGTCGGCGGGAGCGGCAGCTTCTTTAAAAACGTGTTTGCATTCGGGGTACTCCGTCTTATTGCAGTATTTTACGCGGACGTTGATTTTGCCGTCCCATTCGTCGTGTTCCGTCTCAACGTTGACGCAGCTGCCGACAAAATCCTTGCAGAGTTCCTCGACAGAGGCATAGTTTTTTCCGGAGGGAAGTCCTGCGGCGCTGGCAAGGCTCATAAGCTGCTTGAAGCTGTAACCGTCCACCTGTTTGTCCTGTTCTGAGGGCTCTTTTTTCTTCCATATCGAATGGAAGATATATTTATTTTGATATTTCTGTTCAACGTCGTTTCTGATGACGAGCCTGATATCAAGATACGGCGTACCTTTCTTTGTCTCGGACGGAAAAGCGTCCTTTACGATACATTCATATTTGCCCTCGGGAAGCAAGCTGCTGCCCAGGTCGTCATAATTTGTGGAAAAATTCATATCATCGTTCCTCCTTTAGAATTTTCAGCGCGTCCTCGGCGGAGCGCGCAACTCCCGCGATCGCTCCGCTGCGGCGCATTTGTTCAATAAAATTTTTCTGTTCGGGACTTACCCGTCCCGCCGGAGCTTTTACTTCAATAAAAAATATCCGTCCGTCGGAATGTCTGAACCCGAACAAGTCGGAAAAGCCTTTGGGCAGACCCGTATCAAAGAAGCGTCCGTCGGGAGTAAAAACTTTCCCGACGTTGGCTCTGAACACGGTTGCGTATGGGGACAGCGCAATGCGTATGCAGTTTTGTATCGCGTGTTCCTCCGTCATTAGATCATTCCTCTCTGTTTTGCCTGATAGTACGCCCAGCCGGGCTTGTAATTCCGTTTCCTTGCAAAGGCAAGAAGCTCCGAATAGCTTTTACACTCGTTGGGAGTTGAAAAATCAAGCTTGAAGCCCTCGATCTTTTCAAGTTCCGCATTGGCGGCGTCAAGTTCCCTTTCGGTTTTCGGAAAAACAAATCCGCAGTAAGGACACTTTGGGGACGGCGGAAAAACAGCGAAGCAATGCGGACACATTTTTGCGCCGACGGGTTTTTCCGCCTCATGCTTATGCTGCTTTTTGTCCTTTTTATCAAGCGTCCAGGAACGGTCGTCGTCGGGCATACCGAAGCGGGCGTAATTTCCCACATGGTCGATTATGACCGCCCGTTTGCCCGGTTTGTACCGCATACACCGCATAGACTGCTGAATGTACAGCGTAAGAGATTTTGTTGGACGGAGCAGTATAGCGCATTCGCAGTCGGGAATATCGAAGCCCTCGCTGATAAGATCGACGTTGCAGAGAATGTCCACAGCGCCGCGCCTGAAATTATCAATAATTTTCTGACGTTCGGCAAGGGGAGTGGCTCCGTCGATATGCGCCGCCTCGACGCCCGCTTTTCGGAACGCCGCCGCCATTTCCTCCGAATGGCGTATGGAAGCGCAGTAGCATACAGCATGCTTACCTGCCGCAAGCTTTTTGTAGTATCCGATAACGTCCCCGAAGACCGTATTTTTTGCAAGGAGCTTTTCTATGTCTCCCGAAGCGTATTCGCCGTGAGAAATTTTTATCCCCGTCAGGTCGGATACGGACGGGGCGTAGTAATCGTAAGGCGCAAGGAAATTATTCTCGATAAGCCATTTTGCGGATACCCCCTGAATAAGCAGGTCGTTTACGTCTCCAAGACCGTCGCCGTTCAGGCGTACGGGCGTAGCGGTGACGCCGACAAAACGGGCTTTGGGGAATTCCTCATAAATAGTTTTATATGACGAAGCCAGACAGTGGTGGTTCTCGTCCGTAATGACAAGCGCGGGGGGACGGAGCTTGTCCGCTCTGCGGGCGGCGGTCTGCACCATCATCACATCGCACAGTGACATATCAACGCCCCACTTGGAGAACGTGCGTATTATCTGATCCCGAAGCTCGCGGCGGTGTATAAGGAAAAGCACGTTGTTTTCTCTTTGGGTGGTCTGCTTCGCTATTTCTGCGGTAATTACAGATTTCCCGCCGCCGCAGGGCAGGACTATGCAGGGCGCTTTATATCCTTTGCGGTATGCGTCCCTGACCCGTTCTATCAAGTCCGTCTGATATTCACGCAGGGGCATTGTTTGCCGCCTCCTTACGTCTTTTAAGTTCCGTCGCAACGCATTTCATACAAAGCCTGCGCCCGTATGCTTTAAGAGAACCTTCCGCGATCTGCTGTATCGTCCTGCCCTTTGCAGCGGTAATGACGGCTCCGCAGTCGGCGCAGCGTTCCGGTTCAACGCCGTTGTCAAGCCATTCGTGGAGCTGCTTACCGATCTCGGGAGTAATAATACCGCTGAACGCGTCGAGAAAAGTGGTGTCCTTGGAAGTTACCGCCGTGTGGTCGCGGCTTATGTTTATAACAATATCGAATTCATATTCGGCGTTTTCCCGCTGAACGGGGGCAAGACCTATTTTAACGGGACGGGTCTTGCCACGGTCGTCCGTCTCCATGGCGTACGCCATTTTTGCCCTCATGGTAACAATAGTGTGGGCGTTTACCGAAAGAATGGCGTTAATAAGATTGTTCTGTACCTTGCCCGCTTCGTCCCATGCGGAAAAGCTGTTGCCGTTTTTCTGTGTCTTGGCTATTTCGTTTTTAATGTCCAGTACGCCGCCCTCGTTGTCCCAAGCGTGGGAGAAGCTGTCAACGATTATTACTCCGTCGGGTCCTACTGCCGCAGCTGCTTCCTGCACGTATGCAATGTACTTTTCCGGAGAGTAGGGCGCGGTCAGCGATTGGTACAGAAACTCTACCGTCGGTATTTCAAGGTCGGTGCGGTTTGCGTAAAAGCGTCCCCGCTCGTGTTCGGTATCTATAAGAGCGATTTTGCTCCAGTCGGCGGTAATTCCGTAAGCTATGTACAGCGCGCCGAGGGTCTTGCCCGACCCGGACGTACCCACCAGTCCCATACGGAGCTTTGATTTTTGCCTTGTTACGGTTTCAAACATATTCGGTACCTCACTTTATTATAATTCCTTTTTCCTGCACTATTTCCGTGTAAGGAATTTCCTCGCCTGCTTTTATCAGCTTTTTGATAACGTCCTTACGCGGCGCGGGATCGGCGTACTTGAGCAAGTCGCCCCTGTCGTGGTTTTCCGCCCAGCCGATAAAATCGCTTTCGTCTGTAAAATGCAGGGACGGTGGATTATTCTTCAAAGAAACGCTTGCCCGCGGCGTATCTATCTTTGACAGCCTCGCGGTTTCAAGGCAGTCCATAAGATATTTTTTCATACGTTCGGCGGTGGCTTTTTTTGCCCTAAGACGGACTTCAAGACGCTTCTTTTCGGCTTCTATCGCTTCATACTCCGCCTTGATATTTTTTATGTACACCGCGACGTTTCCCGCCTTTTCGGTAAGCTCGGTCTCCATTCCGTCAAGGGTATCGAACCAGGCTTCCGCCATAGCGGTGCGGACGGCGGCAGGGTCAACGGGGTTTCCGTCGTCGTCGAGGAAAC